TCATATTGTTTTTTCATATCATATCATATCATATTGTTTTTTCATATTGATTTTCATCATCATATGTTTCATTCCATATTTAACCAGGAACAAGTCAATAATAATAACCATCCCCAAAATAATTAGAATAGACATAGACATCTAAGTTGGTTACATACTTACTTCTAATTATAACATTAATACTGACATTATTTCTGTTTATTATTATTCTTATTATTCTTTTGTTAACCTTTTTATTTTTTTTCTTTCAGGTTTTGTGGAATGGGCTGAGTCCCGCATCTTCCCAGAATATTTTACCACAGTAGTGGATTTAGTATAACAGTTTGATGCTTGAATCATTGATGTTGCAGTATTATCTTGCTATTTAGAAAAGTCTAATATTATCAATAACTTATATGGTATTTAGGCGGTTAAACAATTGTGTATATTTTATGCAGTTATTAAATATTTATACAACTGCTTTGATTAATTTAAAAATCCTTATTTAATAATAATTTATGAGCTAATAATCAATAACCGCCCAAATGTTTTTTTACAATAATATTATTTTTTGTATACTGAAAGTGGACACAAAAACAGCTTTACTTTTTAAAACTGCGTAGTCCTCATCATAGTCTAATATTGAATAATTATGCCCCAATAAGTAGTTTATGGGTGAGGGGGCATCATATAAACCATAAACAAGAAAGTCTTTGGTTAAAGCCCATTCGATAAATAGGTGGCAATCGAAATTAATAGTTAATATGTTGGGTGGTGAAACCTCTGTTACTATGTTTTTAATTGTTGCGATTTATGGATTTTGTATATTTTTGCATATAAAAATATACCTTTAAAAGCCGATATTTTGAGTTATAAAGAATTGTTTTTACCTTATAATATCAACCTATTTGTGCGAATTAAAAAGCTTGTATAAGGCTTATTTTAACCTTATACAAGCTTATTTTTAGTTGAACGATAATTGCCTTACGACATAGACGTCAAGACCTTCGTCATAATATACGTCGTAGTATTCAGGGAACTTATCAAGTATTTTTTTTATCTTTTTATTATTATTTTTATTCTTGCCATTTCTTTTAAATTCTTTTTCATATTAGCCTCCTTTTTTATTGTTAATACTATAATATAGCTTTTTTTATATTAGTCAACAAGCTCATTAAGCTCTTCGTCTATATTTGGAAGCTCTGTTTCTCCATTTAAATTATACTTTATTGTCTTGAGAGGCTCTGCTCCGTAGAGTCTTCCTGTAGCCTTTTCTTCCACTATTATTTCAGGAAGGTTTGTTGATACCAATCCATATTCACTAACGCCGAGCGCCCCATTCGGACTATTCCATATTTCGTATTTTAGTGTGATTGAATTACTATCCAACTCAGTAATAACCTTGAACGTAGAGTCGCCTCTGTAGCCACACTTCCTTCCAACATTAAAGACATTCCAATCTTTTTCGGGAACTAAAACATAGTTCCCTTTTGCAGTTTTAACTATTTTGGCATCTTTAATTGGGAACTTTATGTTGTTGTGTCCGTCTACATCAAGCTTCCCAATTAGTTTCTTATTAACCCAGAGTCTGAAGCTATTTCTACCGTGTCTCTCACTACCGAAGTCAGCCTTAAAAAAATCCCCTATTTGTTCTACCTTTGACATAATAACACCTCTCTTTTATATTCCCATTATAAACGTTACTTCAATATCTGTTTCAAAGTCTTCCACCCATAAAGGCTCTTGTTGTAGCAAGAACCTAATTGTGTGCTCTGCTAAAATATCTTTATTCTCATCTTCCCAAATCTCATCATAAGAATAAAGACTTAAATAACCATCTCTGCTTGTTGTTACTTGCTTGAGATATTCGTCATAACCCTCTATTTGTTTTGCTTGCTCTATGAGCTTGCTTAGGTCATCTTCACTTATATCAGCAAATATTTCGTCGGTAGAATAATTGTAAGCATTTGGACAAATTAAAGATTCATACTTGATATTTATCCCATATCTGTCGTTAAACTCATCCAACCATTGCTTACAATATTCTTCCTGTAATCTTCTCCAAGATTTATCAGAGGCTCGCTCAAGAGCCTCTTCGCCATAAATAATACTTACATAATTTTCTATTATACTATCGTGTATGCTTTCGTAAAATCCGCCGAATGGGACGATTATTTTGTAGCTCATAAAGCCTCCTCTTCTACTCTTTCTATACTGTTTAATTTTACATTGGTGAAACGGCTTTCCAACTCACTTTCTTCAGTTGGGACATATCCGCCAATTTCACCCTCCATTATTTCTTGGATTATTCCTGCAAGCTCGTTACTACTATCAGCCTCTATTATATAGGTGAAGTCCCATATTTTTTCCTCTTTAACTTCCACTCTAATTTGATATTTCATAATAACCTCCTATTATCCATTATAGAAAAATACGCCTTCTGACGTTTCATAGTAGTCGTCGTAAGATAGGTCATTACCTAACTTTTCAAAGTCTATATAATACTTCAGACTTTCACTCACTTTTCCATAAATCCCTTCGTCAACAAGCTCTTCGGCTACTTCTGCCAAAGACATTCCTTCGTAAAAAATTACATCAATAATTTTACCAAAGGCATCTTCAACGTCCTCTCCTCTATGCTCAACCAGAAAGTTAAATTTTGCCCTGTCTTCCTCATCAAGCTCTAAATAGCCCCAAAGATGTTTCGATACCCCAGACTCGTTCCAAGCCCAATCAGGAACGTTATCGGCGTCTTGAAACATAAATTCGGGGTCTTTCTCGTCAGCGTGCAATTCTCTACACGCTTCCATAAATTCCTCGTAGCTATCATAGTCTTCTAAGTCAAGCCACTCTCCCTGCAAACTTCCTTCACTATACTTGCGGTATGTTGATACGTAAATTCTCATAAAGCACCTCAATCGTTTTATTTAACTTTTTCAAGTTATAATTCTAATATATACAAGCAGAATACGAAATCAAGTGCTTGATAAACTTTTTTACATAACTTACAAGTTGTAAAAATAGGGGCATAATTGCCCCTATTCTATTGGAGTTATATTCAAAGTCACATCACCTAAATCGCTTTCAATATCTATGCGATACTTCTTGCGAGGCTTCATATCGTTTATTTGCAGATTTTCTTCTAATAGCAGATAAGACCCGCTTTCCCTCAGGTAATAATAAAACCTATACTCACCATAGGTTTGACGATTAATCGTAACTGTATCAATTATTTGAATAGCGTCATAGATAAAATCACTCTTAAAATACATAACTGTTTTGTTGAATAATTCCCACATAGGCTCTAATATTGCGGCATATCTGTGATAGTTGATTTTTATTTTTGTTACTTTGTAGTGCCAAGTGGCATAGTTGAGCAACAAATCCTCATCCTGAATTCCTTTCTTCATAGCCTCGACTATCTCAGAGTGCGTTTTCCCGTTACTAAGTGGTATGTTACTAATCGCTTCTAATAATTTCATAAAGCACCTCTCTAATTTTATTTAACTTTTTCAAGTTATAATTCTAATATATACAAGCAGAATACGAAATCAAGTTATTGATTGACTATAAAAACACTTTTATTCATAGTGATTTAAGTAAAAAAATAAGGGGCATAAGCCCCCTATTATATATAAGCCAAATCTTCATCTGTTAAGGGAAGAAGATACTCTAACTGGTTTTGCAAATATTCAAAATCAATATCTGTGAAAGTTCTTCTTGCCCACTCCATTATTTGTGGGATTTCCTTATCTCTATCAAATATGTCGTAGCTCCCATAAGAATTGCTTTCGTAGTCAATACCGTTGATACTCAGTTCAAATATCAACGGCAAATCCCATAAATAGTTGTGTATTACCCTTTTTAACTCTTCAATATCAGGCTTTATCCCAATAATCTTTTCATACTCTTTTAAATTAATAAGAATTTTTACTCTGTCACCTTGACCATAACCGTAAGAGTAGAATCTGTAATATTCAGCGTCTTCACAATATTCACCATCTAAATTCCCCCAACAAGTATAAATATAAGCCCCTTCATAAACTTTGGAGAAATTCTCCTCAAAGTTCATTCTCGCGTCCCAAGTAGACCTGTAGCAATTGATTTCAATACCAACGCCCCTACTGTTGCAATCATAATTGTTAATTCTTCCCTTACTAAACATAAAGCACCTCTCTAATTTTATTTAACTTTTTCAAGTTATAACTCAAATATATTAACTCAGAATACTAAATCAAGTGATTTATTGATTAATTGACGACTTTTCTTCATAACGAAGCCACAGAAGGCTCTCTGACGCAAGATAGGTCTTTTAATATATATTTACTTTAAATTAAAATTACAATTGAATGTGGGACGAGTCTTGCCCCCTCAGAGGTATTGTTTTTACTTGCAAGAGGACAAGACTCAAGAGACTACTTATCATAGAAAATATCTTTGATAATTGCTATTGCTACATAAGAGAATATTAGTTTCTCATATCCGATTGTCTCCCCGATTTTAGCAAAGCCTAACAGGAAGACAATTCCCCAAAATAGCACCGCAATCATAAGCTAACCTTTTCCATAATCACCTCCTACAATTACTTTATATTATTATAATACGCCCGCATACGCCGTTTTCAATTCTTTTTGGGATTATCCGAATAAAAAGCTTGAGGTATGAATTCCATTTCTTTCCCCTTAAAGGCATTAATATTTAAACTCTTAAAATACTTGTTCATACCGTCAATCCAATCGTTAAGAGTTTTTGTTTGATTAAGCGGACAGGTTGGAGCTAACCTCTCTTCTTCATAAAATATCTTCATTAAATTTTCGTTAGGCAAATATATCAGATTATAATTTCTATAGAAGTTAGCTTTTAATCTCTCATCTTTTTCTAACAGCTTAAAAAACTTATCTTCATTGAGTAAGTATTCCTCAATTCTCTTTTTGGTAAGCGCTGTTTGCCTCTTCCCTACAGAAACAAAAGTGTCGTCGTCAGATAAAAAATTTGGTATTCCATCTATTTTATCCCCAGTTAAGATTTGCTCAAATAAGAACTGTTTAGGTCTATCACAAATGATATACTCATTCTTTGAAGGATTATATAAAGTAACATTAGGGAATCTTAGCAGTTGTTTAAAGTCTTTATCTCCAGAAAAAATAAAGACTCTATTATCAGCACTATACTTAGCAGTTATACAAGCAATAATATCGTCAGCCTCAAATCCGTATTCCTTAACTATATTATAAGGAAAATAGTCATTTAAAGCTTGTTGCAATTCGTCAAGGCTATTATGTAAGTCTTCGATTGAAAACCTATCGTCAGTTGATTTTGGCTTCCTTAAAGCTTTATAATAAGGAAAGACATCTTTTCTCCAAGAGTGACTATCATTAGCTATAAATAGATAGTCTAATTCAAAATCTTTAACCAACCTTCTGATAGTGTTAAGCATAAAATACTTGTGCATATTCATCTTTTCTTCTTCACTCTTAACTTCAGGACTTGCCGAAATCATCCCAAAGAATGAAGAATATCCAATTTGGCTGAAATCCAATACTCCGTAGTTTTTCATAACGCACCTCGCTATTATATTATTAGCTTTTTTCAAGCTATTTAGTAATATAGTCTTACAGAACTTAAAATCAAGCGGTTAATTTATTATGTAGATATTTATCTATTGAGCTATGGCAAATAATTATGTTTGATACTGTATGCAGAAATTAACATAGTCCCATATAAATATACTCAGCCTTATGTTTTTATATGAAAAAGATGTTTTCTACTGTTCACATTATTTTTCAGCGTGATAATTCTGCATAAAGCATAATTATTAATATTCTGCATAAGGCATAGTTATGCACGGGAAATAGCAGTTAATGCCCACTTCAGTAGGCATATTTTTCTGGATTTGCTTGTGGAAGGCAGTTAATGCCCACTTCAGTAGGCATATTTTTATAAAAAAAATTTTTTTAAAAAAGGTGGCGGATATTTTTGTTGTCCGCCACCATAAAGGGGGGTATAATAGAAAAAGTTAAAGGAATTTGATAGCCTGGTCTGCTAATCTACTTCTTTCTGTTCTTGTCATATTCAAAGCACAAACGTTGGGTAAGTGTCCCATTCTCCCCATAACGTAAACAAGCCCGTTGTTATCGGCATCTAAGTAAATGTTGTCTATTTGTTGTGTATCACCAAGCAAAACAAGTTTAGAGTTTTCTCCTATTCTTGAAACAATAGTTTTTATTTCTCGTGTAGAAAGATTTTGTGATTCATCAATTATTATATATCTCTTTGGGATGCTTCTACCTCTTATATAAGTTAAAGCATCTATTTCAATAAGTCCAGAGTCAAATAAATATTGATAATTTCTGCTACCCCTATTTTTAGAGCTTTCAAATAAATATTCTAAATTATCATAAAACGGTTGTAGCCAGCTTTTCAGCTTTTCTTCCTTATCCCCTTTTAAATACCCAATATCACGTCCAAAGGGCACTATTGACTTATAAACAAGCATTTTATTATAAACCCTTTGGTCTAAAAGGAAGAGTCCTACTGCTAAGCTTAAAAGAGTTTTTCCAGAGCCTGCAACTCCATTACACACAACAAGGTCTATTTGGTCATCAAATAAGGCATCAACTAAAAACCTTTGCTCTATATTTTTAGGGTATATTCCATAAATATCGTCTATATCTATAAGTAATTCTACTTCATCAAGGACATCATTATATCTTCCAATAGCGGAGTGTTTTGGAGAGCCTTCTGCCATAAAATACTTTAAATTAGTTTTAGACATCTTATTTTTTATCTTTTTTAAAGCCTTTTCATCAGGAGTGTTTGAATAAAGTGAATTTATTTGTTCGTCTGTTAATTTAATTTCGCAATAAGATTTATCATACTCACTTGTATCTATTTTGGAGTTTTCGTAAGCTTCGGCTCTTATCCCTAAAGCGTCCGCCTTTACTCTTAAATTAATATCATTAGTGACAAGTATAATTTCTTGGTCTTTATATTCTTTACTTGTCATAAGCATTCTTGTAATTCCAAGAATATAATTATCATTGCTACTATTAAGATTGACAAACTTAAACTCAATATTATCTGTTATTACTTTTAATATTCCCCCGTGCTCATTTCTTATTACGCCACTTTTAAGGCTTCCCCCACTTCTTAATTCATCAAGAATTTTGCTTGCTGTGCGCGCGTTCTTCCCAATACTGTCTTGGAACTTTTTGATATTATCCAACTCCTCTAAAACAACAAGTGGAATTAATAATATATGTTCATCAAAGTTGAGAATACAAGCAGGGTCATAAAGTATTACATTTGTATCAAGCACATAAACTTTAGGCATTAACCACCTCTTTTAAAATAAGCATTTCATTAATTTTAACTCCTCTTTCTTTTGCTAAAGCTTTTAAATAGTCGGCAGTACTGTTTTTTAATTCAAAATCCTTTGAAGTCACACTTTTATAATATTTTTTAAGTCTATCTAAATTTAAATCCGCCTTGTAAACAGATAGCATAGTTAAAACATCTTCAAGTATTGCAATATATTCTTTTAAATAATCTATTTCATTACTCTTTGTGTAAGCGTCTTTTTTGTGGCTGTATAGGTCTATAAAGTGTGTTGCTATCCTTTCAATATAAGTTATAATACCACGTGGGCGGTCGTCAGTAACAAGACCGCCCTTTTTAACCATTACAAAAAAATCTATATCTGACATAATTCACCTCGCAATATCTGCGTCAATATCTTTATCATAAATATTCTCAAGCCCATAATTATCTTTTGCCCATCCGTGCCCTTTAAATATAAAGTTACAGCCAAAAACTTTAGTCAATTCTTTACCACACTTTGGACATTTATAAGGCTCGCCTTCTTTCACTTTGTCATAACTACCTGCTTTAAATGTTCTTACTCGGCAAGACTTGCACTCATATTCATAAGTTGGCATCGTCACCCCCTTTAGTCTTAACACTATTCAAAAAGCCTATATACATTTGTGCGTATTGTATTATTTTCCGCATATCTTCTATACGCCCATCAATACCGCCTTTGTTGCGCCAGATATACTTGTTGATAAGCCATTTCATAGCGCCTTCCATTTCTTCGGGTGTAAAGTTTTGTTCACACATTTGGGCAGGCTGTAAATTTAACTTTTGATAGTGTGTTCCACCTATTTGGTAAAACAAGGCATCACTAAGCGTTTTAAAATCTTCCTTGTCATTTTGGGTTTTGCACTCCCCTATTTTCTTTACTTCCGCTTTCAATTCTTCATACAGTTTAAATTTTTCCATATAATCCTCGAAATTATTCATCAACGCCCCCTACGAAACCAATTGCAGCCTCTCTTTGTATGTCTCCCATCTTTTTTAAATAAGAGTTCCATTGGTCTTTAAATACGAATAAATCGGCTTTGGAGTCCCTATCGCTATTGTAAAATAATACCCTATTTTCTCTTAGTCCTTCGCTAAAAGAGACGGTAAGCACTAAGGCTTTACCGTCCCTCTTAACTTCGAGGATACAAGACAAAGGGATAGTGGTATTATTTTTATCATTAAAAGTATAAACAACTCTCATAAGCCTACTCTTCTTTTTTAGGCTTTATAATTGTGGTAACTAAAGCATTAATAAAAGAAAGTCCCACTACCGAAAGAAGCATAATAATAAGATACACAAAAAATGGGGTAAATACTTGTAGCCAAGTGTAACTATTATTCACCACTTTTTGATACGCCAATAAACAAGTTAAAAACAAAACTAAATTTTCTAAAATATATGTCATACTCCCCTCACACATTAATATTCTATATAGTCCATAAGTGTATATTCGTCTTTAATTGTTATTTCCTCTTTATTAACGATATACCCAGCCCCGTTAAGCAAATCTACAAATTTATCAAGCAATTTAACCCAGCTAACTATCTCTTTTGGAGTTTCGTAGGTTAAATACTTTTCAGAGCCGTCTTCATCTATTGTTTCAAGAATTATTCTAACCATAGCAACTACCTACCCAACCTTAACTCCAGTACTTCCATATCCGCCTCCGCCCCTATTTGTGTCAGTTAATTCATTAACCTCTTTAATATCAACGTAAACAACAGGGCAAATAACGGCTTGTGCTATCCTATCCCCTTTATTTATTTTAAAAGGATAATCCCCTAAATTATAAACTATAACGCCAACTTCCCCCCTATAATTTGAGTCAATAGTTGCAGGGGAATTTGTCAAAGTAATTCCGTGCCTTAAAGCTAACCCAGAACGTGGTCTAATTTGCATTTCGTATCCATAAGGAATTTCAAAAGCCAATCCTGTTTTAATAAGAGTTTGTGATTTCGGTTGTAACTCACAGTATTCTAAAGATACCAAATCAAAACCACTATCCCCATCAAAATTATAGCTTGGTACTATTGCATCGTCCCTTAACTTTTTTACCTTTAACTCCATAATTCCTCCTATTTTATTAATAACGGTTGGCAATTAGTCCGCCAACACTTCAAACCACTTGTTTAACACTTTTAAACACAACCCGCTAATCCAATTAAAAAATTTAGATAAATATTCGCTTACTTGCCCTATAACAAATAAGATAAACAAAGCTACTAAAGCAGGGATAAAAATAACAACCCCAAACAAAACTCTTAACAACGCTCTCATAAGCTCTCTCCTTTTTTTTATTTTAAATCACCAATCAATCAATTACTTAATTTAAGAAGTATATAAAAAAAATCAAGTAGTTTTTGCAAATTTTTTCATAAGATTAATCAAATTCCCGTTACGCAAAGCTTTGTAAGCCCCTATTGCGTCAGCAACGTGCTCAAAATACGTTTTAGGAATTTTAAAATCAACATCAGGATACTCTATTCTTACAGAATCCATCATTTGCTCTTTTGTTGCACTTCTAATTCCTGTCATAGCAAGCTTTACTTCTGTTGGTGTGCACCACTCAGTCGGAACATTTTTAAGCGCACAAACACTTGCTACAATTGCCGTTGCCATATTCATTTGAGCCATTGCCATTGCAGATTGAGCGCCACCTGTTGGAAGCTCACCAACCACACCGTAAATTTGATACTTATCAATAATGTCAGCCAATTGTATTGCCAAACTTCCTGACCTTATTGCATAATCGTCACTTCGCTTAATGGTTTTGCCCTTAGACTTTTGAGTTACAATAACTCCATAGTCTAATATTTCCCCGTCAGGACTAAATACAGCCCAACCAGTATTGGCGAAACCGACATCAAGAGCCAAAATATTTTCCATAAAAATCTCCTTATAAATTTATTGGTTTTCTCACATACGTTCATAAAAAATACCTCAGTTCTGACTTACGGCAAATTCCCTGTCCAATTTAAGTTTATTAAACACAGGAAATCGTAGGCTATATTGACCATTTGTTTCTGTTATTTCTTGATATTTAATTTCGGCAAGTTGCCCTATTAAAGAGTTCTTAACTTGCCAAAATTCATCTCTTTGTGCATCATTAAACCCACTTCCCACTTCACTTTCAATTTCAACAAGTTTATCTTTTAATTTAGCCACCCCTTTGACTTTCACCCCACCAAGCTTTCCACAATATTTCCCAGAGCCTTCAAATACGTCTACTATTTTAAAATCGCTTTCATTAAATAATTTAACTTTTAACAAGTTATCACTACGTTTGAAATCATAGGCTTTTTTAGGATTTCTAAGCATAATGCCCTCATAACCTCGTTCAACACAGTGTGATAGATAAGTCTCAATTGCGAGGGACAATGGCTTGTTTAGTTGAACGTATTCGACACGCTCAATACATTCTGGAAGATTACACACTTTAAACATAGATATTAAATTTTTAATCATTAGTTCCGCAGTATAATTACTTTTAATATTTTGCTCTGGCAATATTGCGAATATAACGTATTTAATCTTTTGCTTTAAGGTTGCATCATAATCTTTTGAAGTTAATACAATACTTTGAATTTCACTAAAACTTAGCTCATCAGAATACAATTCTCCGTCAAAAAAGGTAATTCCAATTTGCTTATAAATTTCTGTCAAAGGTTGGGATATATGCTCAAGCCCAACAAAAGGCTTCCCCTGCCTTGAGTATAAAACTATCTTATCACCCTCTAAAACTCCAACACACCTAAGCCCATCAAGTTTTGGACTTGCATACCAATAATCAACCTTATAATTTTTATTTTTATCATATGTATTAGCCAATTGCACATCAAATGTTGGGATTAAATTGGGAATGGCTTTATTAACAATTTTATCCCCAATATTACAACTTAATTTTTTGCGCAATATCATAGAGATAGCTTCTTGTGACTTTTTATTGTGCAACTCTAAAACTTCCTTAACAAGTTTAATAGCATCATTGCCAGTAATTTCTCTATCAATTAGTGCATTGTAAAAGCGCAATAAACTTTCAAAGTCATCATAATAATCTCTCGTCCCAACCTTCTCTATTTTTGGCAATTTATTAATATAAAACTGTATTTTTGGAGATAGGGCGTAATAAAGCGATTTTTCAATGATAAAGTTATCTTTATACTCTTTTAATATTTCTATTTTTTCATTAGTACTATTAGTAGCTTGCAATCTTTCAATTACATCATACATATATTAGTCCTCCCTTGTATCTTTTGTGCCTATTCTAACTCTTGGTCTTTTAACTTCTTTATTCAAAGGAACAGACTCCTCGTATAATTGCATTATAAAGTCTAAAACAAAATTGTGGGGTATTTCACTCTTATCAGGGGTAAAGGGGTAAACCCTAAATACGTCTGCCATATAAGCTACATCGTGCCTATCGTGCACAATTTCCCTTTCAACATAAATATCAACTATCTCCTCGCCTTTTTCTACTGCAAACTCCATTCTAACTATACTCCAAAGCTCTCCGTTGAAATCTTTAAATTTAGGGAAAATTATTTTGCTCATAATCAACCTCTATACGTGAATTTCGGTAAATCCATTTCTCTTGACAAACACTATTTCGTTATCTGCCAATTCTTGGATGTCAGCAACGTGTGATATAATAAACACATTGCTTATATCTTTGGCAAACTCACGCAACAATTCTATTGCCCTCTCGCTACTTCCAGCATCCAAACTCTCAAGTGGCTCATCAAGAAAGATAAAATTAACGCTTGCGCTTGTTAAACTTCTTATTAGCTTATTAAAGCCTAAAGCTATCGCTAAATTTACCTTTTGTTGCTCACCGCTTGAATTTCCCTTTATTTCCTTACTACCTATAAGATTGTTTACTATTATCTCGAATTTGTCCCTATATTCCCCGCTTTTAAGCCTCTTAGTTGTGCTTATTTCAACGGTAATATCGTCAAGTATACTTAAATATTCGTTTACAATTTTATTAAGCTCAGGGGTGATATTATTAAGCAACATAACCCTCAAACCTTGCCCGCCGAAAATTCTTTCAAGTTGCTTCAAAGTGACAATATCATCATCAAGCTTATTAATATTCTCATTCAAAACAGTAAGCTTCTTTTTAATATCGTTCAGTTTACTTAACTCATCGTTAATTTGTTTTTCATATTCTTCAACTTTCCCATATTGCTCGTTTTGCCTATATTTGACATAATTCTCTTTCATCTTTAAAAGGCTTTGCAACTCACTCAAAGTCTTTCTAAGAGTAAACAACAACCCTTCACCGTGAGCCAAGTGTGATTGTACTGCTTCTAAAATCTTCTCTGATTGGGAGATTTTACTCTTCTCCTTTTCTACAATATTTTCAGCTACCTTCTTTTCTTGCTCTAACTTTTCAACTGTTTCCATTTTGGAATTAATTGACTTTTTCTTGTGTTCAGCAAGTTGATTTATATAGTCCTTTGTAAACTCTCTGGCACAAGCTTCGCAAGACTTCCCAATAAGCGACTCTATATTTTGGAGTGTTGCTACTTCGTCTTTAATTTCTTTAAGCTTGCTTTGATAATTGCTTTGCTTAATGCCCACTTCTACAAGCATCTTTTGTAACTTCTCTCTTTCTGCCTTATATTGCGCTTCTACTTCTCTTTTGGCATCATTCAATTTATTTAACTTGGCTTCCACTTGTTTAATAGTATTTGTTAAACTATCAATAGAAGTAAAGTCTGGAAGTTGCTCGTCTTTAAGCATAATATCTATAACGTCTTGTTTTAACTTGCCCCTTGTTTGTTTAAGCTTTTCAATTTCCGCATCTATTTCGGCAATCTTAGCTTGCCTCTCTTCATCATTTTTCTTTAGTTGTTCAGCTATATTCAGGGCATTATTTTTTAAGATTTCAATTTTCTCTTCTATATGCTTTTGCTTAATATCTTCCATATCTCTTTCTCCTTTAATCCTCTCTAATTCTAACATTTCTTTTTTCAATTCCTCTTTAATCAAGTTAGCATAATCTCTCAAAAACCCCAAATCTAAAGCCTCTTCAAAAACCTCTTTCAACTCTTTGTCTGTCATCATTGTAAAAGGCTTGAGGTCAGCCTTGCCAAAAAAGGTCAACTTACTAAAAGTATTAGCTCCAAACCCTAAAATAGACTCTAAAAGCTCCTGTGTTTTTGCAATAGTGCCAAGTGTAATATCCTTACCTTCACATAATAATTGAAGGCTATTCCCTTTATTTTTATCTGCCCTCGTTCTTATTACCTTATAAGTCTTGTCTTTATGCGTAAATTCTACTTCCACAATACAATTAGCTTTCTCTTTATCATTTACAACTCCATCAGCGCTTAAACCTCTTTTTGTTTGTCCAAATAGTCCATAAAAAATCACCTCATAAAGAGAAGATTTCCCAGCGCCGTTGCTAAGACTAACAGAACTATCATCATTAATACCACGAACACCTATCACCCCACCATTAATCGGCATATTATATTCCAAATTTTTAAAACACATAAAGTTTTGGGCTTTGATTTTAGTTATTTGCATTTTTAAGCTCCTCAAATCTCTTCATTATCTTCTCTTTGTTGGCGTGTAGCTCTGGAATTGTTTTGATATAAGCCTTAATCATCTCTTCAATAGTATCAAGTTCAACCCCCTTGTTTTGCACAGTAGTGTTCATTCTAACAACCTTAGTTCTACAGCCTATTGCTCCGCCGTCGAGGATTGCCTTTTTAAGCTTTTCTGCCTTGCCAATATCTTTATCACTCAATATTAATTCTATAATTTTCCCTTCCACATTAGTCTTTTTAATTCCATTAACGTCTACACTTATAAATTCAGGATAATCTAACTTATAGAATTGCGCCTCACCGTCTAAGTCATTATTAATATCAACAACCCAACAGCCTCTATCTACTCCTTTATCCCCAAAAGTATGTTGAATTGGAGCGCCTACTTGAACAACTTTGCCTTTGCTCATAGGGTTGTGATAGTGTCCACTAAAAACCCAACCATTAAAATCTTTAGTTAAAAATTTAATATCAATTGTTGTATCAGGTATTCCGCCAAACTTTAAATCGTCTATCCCTTGATGTATTGCAAGTATATCAGCACCCTTTTTAATTTCGTTGCAAACTTTCTTAAACTCTTTAATTTCGTGAATATAAGGGATAAACCCACACTTTAAACCACCAAAATCGGCTATTGTAGGCTCAGTGTAAACACTAACATTATCTAACTCCCCAAGCGCAAAAATAGCACTTGATTTAGAAAAACTATAAGTTTCTAAGTCGTGATTACCACTAATAATAGCAACCTCAAAACCAAACTTGTCAACGGCAGTTTTAACAACTTCTATCATATAGTTTAAAACAGAAGGCTTAATATTTCCCCTTGTTTGGAATATATCTCCACATATAATTAAGTGTTTACAGCCAAGTTTGTTCCCTATTTGGAACGCCTGTAAACACGCATTCCCAACGTCAAGTAAGCGACTATTTTGCCCATCAACAATAGTCGCAAAATCTTTGTAGTTGTGTGCGTGCAAATCAGACAAAAGTAGTATTTTAGCCATATCAAGCCCCCAGTGCAATTCTGCAAGCTTCAATAACTCTTATATAGTTATTGGTAGTGTTGAAAGCGCTCAAAGGTAAAAACCTTTGCAAACCATACCCAAAATCTAAAAATATCTTGCTCTCTAAAAAGCTATCAATTGTGGTATAATAAGCCTTCTTCTCCTTAGCATCATTTATCACTATCAGCTTGACGCCTAAACTATCTAAATCTCTTAAAACATCATTATTAATTCCCCACATTGCCTTACCTTGTTTGATAGCTTGAGAGAGGGAGCTCAAGCCCCCTCTATACATATGTTTCTTGGCGTCTCTATGAGAAACGTAAATTGTGTTATCGTAAATTTCCCCAAAATTTTTCCCGTCGTGAATATACGTTTCTTTTTTCATTTAACAACCTCTGTGAACTACCACCGCTTATAGAAGCGGATGGCTTCTTGGTCAAGACTTCCTACGAAGTCAGATTACCCAAGCTCAAAAGGTCGTTCCGACCTCGAATAATTTTTTATTTTTTGCATACTATAACTTGGTTTTCGTATAGTATGCAATTCATCTCCCACCTAAGAGGATGGAAGACTTCTTGCTGGTGTTAGGTTAAAAAATACTCGTTAAGGAATTTGTTATAAACTTCTTCGTCTTCCTTCATTAAGTTGGTAAGTTCCTTAACTCTATATTTTTTACCGTCAAACTCTACATAGCCCCTTGTGTCCCCAAGCAAGCCTCTATTTTTGACATCTTCTATATGTGACAATTGTAAGTCTATACCTTCCGCAAAATTAGTGAGATATTCGCAAGCCCCGAATGGCTCAAAAACCTTATTTTTAATAACTTGAGCAGTTACCATCTCACCAATTATCTTGTCGCCCTCTTTAACTTTTTGAGTCTTAGAAAGCTTTATTCTTGTTGAAGCATAGAACTTTAAAGCGTTCCCGCCTGTTGTCTTTTCTTTGCTACCAAACATAACCCCAACATTATCCCTTGTTTGATTTAGAAATATTAAGGTAATATTTGTCTTGCTAACCAACGGAGCTAATTTTTGCAAAGATGTTGACATAACCATAGGCAAACTAATCTTTGTTCTCATATTTTCATCGCCAAAATCGGTATCTAAAGCCTCTTTTGTTGGCATAGAAGCCACACTATCTATAACAACAGTAATATACTTCTCGCTATCTACTTCCCTAACAGCTTTTGCTATTGCTTCTATCATAGCAAAGCCACTTTCGGCAGTATCTGGTTGCTTATAAATCCAACTCTCTTTGTCATCTGTTAAGCCAAGCTTTTTAGCCCTACTAAGACTAAAAGCGTGCTCATAATCAAGAAAAACAGCTATACCGCCACGCCTTTGAGTTTCAATAAGCGCCATAGTAGCAAGAAGTGTTTTACCGCTACTTTCTGCTCCAAAAACTTCGGTTATCCTTCCAACAGGAAAACCACCATTATATTTGCCACTAATAATTTTATTCAGAGGGAGAAATCCAGTAGACAAGTAGTCAGACACATCTTGATTACAATCATTCCCGCCAATTTGCTTATAAATTTTATCTATTATTGAGCTCATCAATTCACCTCAAGAAAAGGGGCAGGCTTTCGCCTACCCTTGTAATATTTTAGAAATTGTAGCTTTAAGGTCTATTATTTCACTATCCCTGCCAGAGCTCTTTTGTTCAAAAATTGAATTGGGAATATCGTCTTCATCTTCTACTTGAGGGACTACCTCAATAACTCCAACATTTAACCTTTCAGTAAATTTAGCTCTCGGTGGCAATTCTTCTTTTACTACTTTTGGAGTTTCAGGAATTGCCTCTACCTCTACGTCATCACTTTCAACGCTCCCAATTGAGCCAAAGGAATTGTTCATAAGTTCAACCTTATTTCTAATCTCCCTAACCATCTCTTTAAGAGCATTAATTTCTTCTCTTCCAAGCTTTTCGCCACGCTTATAAACAGGCCTATAGAATACGTTAGCGCCAGCATCAAAAGCCTCGCTACTCACTTCAGTAACAAAAAAGAAAGTGGCAAAATTATTAAGCTTACCATCAATAACAACTTGAAAAGCCTTTTTCAAATAATCATAAGTCGGCATCCAAGCGTTACCCTTTGCATAATAAACACAATCTTTCCACTCCCTCTTGCCATCAACTTCTATTTCAGCCAAGCAGAACAAAACTATATTAGCCTTACATTTATCTCTATTATCAGCATTAAAAATTGGACAAGTCTTTCCGCATTCGTATCCGTAGTAATTTCCACGTGGCTTTACAGGGTCGCCGTAGTCAAATAATTTTGAAATACAATTTTTTGCCGAGTCCTTATCGCTATAATAAGCATATTGATTTTTCCTATCTAAAATAATAATTCTTTTAACTTCATATCCTGCTTCGGCTACTTTATTCTCATTCCATTTTTCACCAATTACCCAAGTCCCTTTTTTAAACTTAGGATTTTTTTCGTGGTTGACTATTTTCAGTCTATTCAGAGTAGGTCTTTCATTAACACTTACTAACCCCTCTTCTTTTACTTCTTCCATAAGTTCCAACAAATCTTGGTATTCTTCTTTGATTGCAATATTACTCATAATTCTTCTCCTTTTCTTATTTTTTTGTTTTACTGCTCATTAAGGGCAACTAATTGTGAGTACTCATTAATTTGCTTCTTACTTAGTTGGATAAGTATTTGCGACTTTTGAAACATACTCTCTCGCAAACTCTTAAAAACTTCTCTCTGAGCTTTAAGCTCAAGAAGTTTACGCCTCATATTGCCGTATTCAGGGTCAAGATTAATTTCCCTTGTTACAACAGACTCAGTAAATTTCTTTCCCTCATTTTCAAAATTCTCTCTAATAATCTTGTCTAACTTTGCAGAATACACCTCCATATCGTTTTTATATTTCTCATATTTCAATTCAGCCTCTATCGCCTTTTGAGCAATAAAGGCATAATTCGCAGGTTGCATAATAAGCTCCCCGTCTAAATCGTTTGGGTCAATTTGTAATATTTTTTCGTAATCCATAAAGCACCTCTCTACATTATCAATCGCTTGATTGACTTTATTATAAAAAAAATTACTTGATTGTTAAATCTCTTACAACTTCCCCGCTTACTTTCACAAGTTCTTTATTTGAAGACTCTATAAGAGCCAGAGTCTTGTCAACTTGCGAATTTATCTGTTTTAGAGTTTTTTCAAGATTGTATAGGCTTTTAGTGTTTTTAATTGTCAATTCGGCATTTATATAGGTTGCCAAACCTATTAAGACTAACGCTCCAATAATATTTAAATTTTTCATATAAACCTCTCTTTCCTTTCTTGTTTAACTACTTACTAAAATAAGCGTTTGGTTGATTTTGTCAACAAAAAATTTTTAAATATTGTAAATTTCTTTTATAATTTGCATAGTTTTATTAAAGCTTTCTTCTATTTCCCCGCCCCTATAAGAAGCAAATTGGGGACTCCAAGAAAACAACACATAAGCGTCAAAAGTTTTATTATAAATAATTTTCTCAACAAGATTTGACATCTTATCCTTTTGGTGCAAATCGGCTATAATATCGCTACAAAAATTCACAATTAATTTAGGTCTTATTATTGCAATCTCCTTTAATAAAACCTCTTTACACAAAGCTTGATAGTCTTTTGGCATCTCCTCTTTGTAATTGTAAAAGCAATGTTTTAATAAACTTGTATAATATATTTGCGATTTTTTAATCCCAATATTATCAAGCGCCTTCAATAGATATTTAGTCCCATCATAACTAAAGTGTTCAGTTTCTGACTTTGGTGCGTTATTTATAAACATTAAGCCACTATAATTAGCTCCAAGATATGGGTTAAGAAACGGCAATCCATCATCTTGAAAATACTTTGCCACACCGCTTAAAGTAACGCCAAGCTCCTTGACATCAAATCTTTGTAGCTCAAGTTTAAGTGTCGGCGTTTCATTAAAAAACGGCAAAAGCTCAGTCAACCTTTTGTGACTTCCATAGCCTTCCCCTAAGCGCATAAAAGCCCCAGCATCAACTAAAGCTTGTTGCTTTGCTTTATTAACTTTGACTTTATTAATTCTATTCAAAAAATCTCCAAGACTTAAAAAGCTTCCACCCTTATTGCGCTCATCTATTATTGCTTCAACAGTAGAATCGCCAAAACCCTTAATTACACTAAATGGCGGGATAAGCGCCTTCTTTTCATAGTCAATAACAAACTCTTTTGTAGACCTATTTATATCTGGCAACTCTATTTCAATTCCAAGCTTTTTAGCTTCTTTTGCATATTTTTCCACATTATCACTATTCTCTATAGCTGTAGTGAGCAACGCACACATATATTCAAGCGGGAAGTAATATTTAAAGAACATACAATAATAGCTTATATAAGAGTATCCAACTGCGTGAGCCTTATTAAAAGAGTAGGACGCAAACTTAGCCATCTTCTCAAAGATTTGAGAAGCAACATTTTCGTCAATTCCTCTTTCTACACAGCCAGATATAAAGTCGCCCTTATGCTTGTTAAACTCATCTTCGCCCAATTTCTTCCCTATAATCTTTCTCATCTTATCGGCGTGAGCCCAGCTAAATCCGCCAAGTTCAACAAATATCCTCATAATCTGCTCTTGATATACCATTACCGAATTTGTTTCTTCGAGTATCGGCTTTAATTGTGGGACATCATAGTGTGGATATTCGTCGCCTCTTTGCACTTTCACGTAAAAATCAGTTTGCCCAGAAGAAAAACTTCCAGGTCTTATTAGGGCTGTTGCGTCAGTAATTAGGTTAAAATTATCCGCACTTAAAGCTCTAAGCAAACTCCTCATTGTATCGCCTTCAAATTGGAAGATACCAACTGTAGCGCCGTGCTTAGAAAGTGCATAAGGCTTTTCGTCTTCTATATCAATTTTAGATATATCTATTTCCTTATTATGCCTCTTTTTAACAAGCTCTTTTGCCTTATTTAACGTTGTAAGCGTTGTTAGCCCCAATACGTCTATTTTAAGTAATCCCACGTATTCGGCAACGTTCTTATCCCAATTTACAACAAATATTTCCCCTCCATTACTCCCTCTTCTTTCAAGATAGCCGACATTATTAATAGGTTGGCTTGATATAACAATTCCTGCTGCGTGCACCCCAACTTGTCTAATAGTCCCTATTAACTTTTTTATCTGCTCTATAACTTGCGGATATTTTTTACCAAAAGCAATTAAATCAGGAACTTCGTCAAAACTATTAATGCCCTCTATTTGCTTACTTAAAATATTTACTTGCTGAATATTAACCCCAAACACCCTACATACATCCCTAAAAGCGTTCTTTGGAAGTAAATACCCAAACGTTGATATATGTGCTACGTTTTGCTCCCCATACTTTCTTTTGATATAGTCAAAAACTTCGTGCCTTCTATTATCTTGAAAATCTATATCAATATCTGGCAAGTCTATACGCTCTGGGTTCATAAATCTCTCAAAATATAAACTATGTTTAATTGGGTCTATTTGCGTGATATTAAGAAGATAAGCAACCAAAGAGCCACCAGCCGAGCCTCTTGCTGCGCCAACCTCAATACCTTGTGCCTTAGCCCAATTCACAATATCAGCAACTATTAAGAAATACCTTAAAACTCCAAGTCTATTAATAACTTCAATTTCATAAAGCAATTGTTTTTGATATTTAGCCAAATCATCTTCTTTTACAATTGAAGCAAGTTTATTAAACCCTTCTGATATTAAAGCCGTAAAAACCTCTTTATCATCCCTATCAGGATAAGGACTTGGTAAATCAACAGTAAAATTTGGGAACTCAACATTACACTTATCAGCAATCTCAAAAGGGGTTATTAAAGCCTCTTCAATCTTTTTCTTTGGGATATACCCAAGCTCTTTGAAAGCCTTAGCCATCTCCTCAATATCTTTAATATACATTTGGTCGGAATTAAATTTCCATCTTGTAGGGTCGTCTAAAGTTTTGCCACTTTGTATTGCCAATAAAATATCGTGAGTATAAGCGTCATCTTTTCTAACGTAGTGGTAGTCATTTGTCCCAATAAGTTTTACTCCAAGCTTAGAATTTATTTCTAAAGCTCTCTCATTAACAAGTCTTTGTAAATCTAAGTTTTGGTCTAAGTCTACATCTATTTCTCCCTCAAAAAGTGAAAAGGGCATAATTTCAACATAAAAGTCTTCCCCGTAAGTGTGTCGTAATTTGCTTGCAATTTCCATATAGTCGTTTCTCGCTAAAATCCCAGAAGAGCAAGCGGTAGAAATAACACAATTCTCAAACTTAAATATATCATCTATTGTAATTCTTGGACGCCTATAAAATTGCTGATTTGCCTTAGACAGCATTTTATAAATAGACTTTACCCCATCATAATTTTTAGCAAGCACAATAAGGTGATACCTTTTCTCACTTTTTGATGGAACTTCGTCATCTACAACATAAAACTCAACGCCAAAGAGTGGCTTAATGCCATTCTCTTTGGCTATTCTGTCAAATTCTATTGCACAACTAATTGAGGCGTGGTCGGTAATTGCTATTGCAGGAGCACCTATTTCTTTTGCCCTTGCAACTATATCTCCAACCTTACCAAGTCCGTCTAAAACGGAGTAGTGAGAATGTCCGTGCAAGTGTATCATATTACACCAACCACTCTAATAAAACGCTTCTTTTTTCTCTTTTAATATATCCAGCAAGCTCAAGGGCAATTCCTATATTGCCGTTGATTTTGCTTGCAAGCTTCTTGTCAGTATAGAAATTGTAAACTATACTTTTAATACTTAAAGCGTCACTTCTGCCACTTGACCATCTTACGGGACGTCTATCTAAAATATCCATTAACACCTCTTTTGCATACTCTATAGCCTCGTCCCTTTGAGATATTGGGACTAATCTCGACCAGTCAATAGCTTTTAACACCTTATCAAAAGTCCAAACGGGACGCCCATCTTTATTAATTGGCTCGCTCCCAACAACACAATTAATAAGTTTATCATTAGGAATAAACGGGTCAGCACTCTCACTACTCGGAGCTTTTACTACCTTTTTTGGCTTAACCGCTTTTGGCTCATCTTCAACTTCTTCTTCAACAGTAGTATTATTTACAATATTATCTTCACTTACAGCTTTAACTATTGGCTCTTCCTTTTTTATTCCCAACATTGAGAGGTCAAGCTCTTCATCCTCGTTGCTACTCACTACACTTAACCTTTCGTCTTCATCTTCTTCACCTAATATTGAACTTAAATTAACAACTTCATCACTTTCGCCTTCGGCAAATATCCTACTAATAATATTCTTTACATTTCCTACTTCCTCTTTAAACTCTTCTCTTTTCATATTACACCTCCATATCTTTTTTTAATCTTTGCTCTTATTAAACTCAAAGTCCGAAAAAAATTAGACCTTGACATATTTTTATCTTCCTCATCAAACAAATATTTTTGCAAAACTTTTTTCTCTTTTTCACTTAAATTTTTTTCTATATCGCTTAAAACGTCTACACTATCAAAAGGGTTATAAACGTTACTACCGCCCTTATTTGCGCTTATAAACTCTTTTTGTTTAGTCTTTTCGCTATTGTGCTTTCGCAATAAGTCAATCGTTCTTGAATAAAAAGACTTTGCTAAATAAGCCTCTAAAGCCCCAAGCTTATTGTCTCCCCCATATTCAATTTCCTTTCCGCTATTTACCATATCCACGTAAACCAAATAAAGCTCAGAAATTAAATCCTCATACTCAAGATTTATATAACCGTTCTTTTTAGAATACTTTTTAGCATACTTTACAATCAAGGGATAGACGAACGCCTCAAATGGGACGCCATCTATCCTAAACTTTTGCACTTCAGCAATTAGTGTTTCCATCAAATTATCCTCCCCAAAATAATTTTAAAAGGCATTTTTATTTCCAAAGGCATTTATAAATTCTTTAGTGCTTTTTTCTTCATCACAATTATCTCCCTCTATTGTCCCACTCTCGCCATCTTTGCCAACTTCTTCTTGGTAAATTGACGGCTTATCAGAACCAAAAACTCTTTGCACAAATTCTTTAATAACACTTGTATCACCATCATTTAACTTGTTGAAAAAAGCGTAAGTAAAAGCGCTATCCAAATCTCCATTAAATAAATTGGCTTTATCAACAATATTTAACAAAGTTCTTGTTGATATAGTCGCAAATAATTCTCCCTTTTTATGGGCATTCCTAATCAATCCAGCCAAATCTAATATTCTATCAATATCTTTATCACTCAATATCCCTTTATTTTTGCTAAGTATTTTTCTTTCAACAGCCTTTGATTGATAATTAAACTTAACAACCATAGTAAATCTATCAAGTTGTGCAAAATTTTGTGGCATAGTTCCTTGATACAATCCAGTATCGTCGCCAAGCCCAGCAGTATTTGAAGTTGCAAAAATCCTAAAATCAGGGTGAGGATAAATAACTTCATTAGTATCACTTAAATTTAAAGGCTTGCCTTCCAAAACCGCTTGCAAAACCATAGCAACCCCAGCAGGAGCACAATCCCACTCGTCTATAAGTAAAATCGCCCCCTCAGACATAGCCTTTGGAATTACCCCGTATTGATACTTCATCTCTTTCTCTTGAACAGTCCATTGTCCAATTAATTCGGACTTGGTAATTTCGTTGTCAAAGTTAATTCTATAAAACCCATAATTAAGTCTTGAGGCTATTTGCTCTATAATAGTGGATTTTCCACTACCAGTAGAACCAACAAGCAACACCTTCTCGGAAGGATTTTTAATTGCATACATAAGTAAATTTAAAGTATCCCCGCTAAAAACATAATTATCGTCAATAACGGGAGTAGTTTTTGCAGGCTTCTCAAAAATTGGGACTTCCAAGTTTGTATCACCAGCCCCAAAAATCTTCCTAACGGTATCAAAAGTTTTCTTTCTATTGTCAGCCAACAATTTATTTGCCTTTATTTCGTTCATAATTAAAGACAAATCGTTACCATATTTACCCAAATACCTTTCAACCCCAATACAATCTTTCTCTAAATGTTTGGTAATATCCAAAGCTTCAAAACCACACTCTTTGCACCTTACTTTTGACATAAAATCTTCTCCTTATCTTTTTTTTATTTTGCTACAATATCAATTACTTGATTTAACTAATATATAAAAAATATATACAATTTCAAGTCTTTTATAAAGTTTTTTCCATAAGCTCTAAAAGTTGTTTTGGGAATTGAGAAACATCTCTTATAATTGTATAGTTTTTATAAAAATTCATAACGTTTTTACTCTCGTAGCCAATCCCAAATATATCTACCTTTCCTGCTTGCTCTATACTTTCAATAACCTTTTTAGTGTGTATTACTGTTTTTTCACTATCCCCCGCACTAACTACTGGAACTCCGTCACTCAAAACAAACAAAAACTTTCTTTGAGCAGATTGCTTTAGCAGTCTACTATGGGCATATTCAATAGACTCCCCATCTACGTTACAACAACAATATTGTGAAAATTTAGAATTTGCGGCATAAGCAAGCCTCTTTTGCACTTTTGCATTATACATATCTTTAAAAGACTTAAACTCCCATAAAAGCAAGTGACTTTGCCTTGAGAACTCTCTACAATTTAAAAAATTCTTTGTGTATAAGAAATCCATAAATTTTTTGCGCAAAGCTTCAAA